TAACGAAAATCCTCACGCCACGCGGTTTCATTCGCATAGTGCATCATGTAATTATTTCCCATCTTATGATACACACCCATAATCATTCTTCTAAATCTTGCAAAGAAGGATTCAGCTAGGTTA